CTTCGAAATCACCACGGCTATTGAAGTCAGTTTGCTTGTTGTAGAAAACTGTATAAGTTTTGTTACCGCCAGACAAACCTCCTGCAATAGCTTTGTTAATAAAGAAGTTAACAAATACACCAGCAGCTGAACTAGAAAGTACAGTAGCCTGTTGAATGTTATCACCAGCAGAAATTACTGAACCAGAAGTCAAAATAAAGGCGCGAACACCATTTTGATTCAAAGCTGAATCAATAGATGCTGTTGGAATTGAAAACTTAGTAATATTACCAGCTGCTGCGGAAGCAGAAAAATCACTGTTAAAATCAACATCAGCCACAGTTGCAGAAGAACTGGCAAAACCAGAAGCAGATGCACTGATAGAAGATGAGAATTGGTTCAAAGAATAACCGAACTTACCAGCACCATAAAGAGCACCGGCAGCAAGGTTACCAAAGTTAGCACTTGCAGTACCATAAATAGAATCACCAGAAGTGAAAGGATTTTTTGTATTACCATATTGGAAATCAAGATAGAATACTAGACCCGCTGGAAGGTTCATTGGCTGTACGCTAACGAACTCTTTAGAAGCAATTTGACCGAAAATCTTACGAACCAATGGTAGTGCTACACCAGCCCACTGCTCACCTGTACCTGGAGTAAAGGTTGCGCCACCTGTGTTAAGACCACCGTTAGTTTGAGAAGATTCAACAACCAACTGCTTAGATTGATTTTCAAGAATTACTGCCATGTTATTAGCATCGTAATCTTGTAGGCCTTCAAGAAGACCAGACTTAGACCACTTTTTAGCAAGACGCTGAGCCACACCATGTTGGTCAGAGAAAGCTGTTTGAGCGGATTCAGTCAGCAAAGATTGAACTAAATTTGCCATTTTTTGTTAAATTAAATTTTAATAGATATTTTTAATGCCAGCAAGTTTTTGCCATCTACTCATCATATTATCTTGTTCGATAATTGGATTTTTAGGAGCAACGCCTGCTGCTTGGGAAGCGAAACCAATTGATTCTTTAAGTTGTGTCTTAGTCTCAAATGATTCTTTCAAAGTGTCATAAGTGTTCTTAACTTCGTTTACAGTTGTAGCACGGTCAAGAGCATTAATAACTTTTACTTTTTGTGATTCACTTAAAGATTTAGATTTAAACAACTTATTCATGTAAAGGTATTTTGCATTAAGCAAATTAACCTCTTGAAGATCTTGACGCATTTGTTCGATAGTAGCTTTAGCTTCTTCAAGCTCTTCTTCTACTTTCTTCTTTTTGTCATCATGTTTTTCGTCGTCATGATCTTTTTTGTGTTTAGCTTCTTCCATTTTTGGATCAGCTTTTTCTTGATCGCCTTCTTCTAATTCTGGGTCATTATGTCCCTTTCCTTCAGCTTCAAGCTCAGCAAGAATTTCATCAAGAGAAATTTCAGCATCAGAATCAGCTTCATCAGAAGGTATATCTATATCAGCTTTTCCAGCCATTACAGATTGTAAAACTTGTTTTAGATCACCTAGAGTAATATCAATTACTTTAGTTTCATCGTCAACAATTTCTTCTTCATCATCTTCTTCTTTCAACTCTTCTTCATCAATGTTTTCATCTAATTGCTCAGTTTCTTCCATCTTTGAATGTTTTTTCTCTTCTTTTTTTGCATGTTCTTCCTCTTCCATTTTTGGATGATCTTTTTCTTCCATTTTTGGATGATCTTTTTCTTCCGTTTTTGGATGATCATGCTCTTCAGCAGTAAGCTGTTCGAGTTGTGCAAGAATTTCTTCTAGCTCAGTCTCATTAATGTCGTAGTTTTCTTCCATGTTGTCTTCATAGTAATCTTCTTTTACATCATGGTCTTTTTTTTCTTCTACGCCATCTTTTTTCTCTTCGATGTTTTCTTCAACTTCTTTAGCTTCTTCCATTTCTTCTACTTCCTCTAATTCTTTATCAGCCTCTTCAGATAGTTTCAAACGAATCATCTCTTGGATTTTAGGTTCAAAAGCTTCTTCAAGTGCTGCTTTAGCATTAGCCATAGCAGAAGCACGTAGCGCTTTAGCGTCGAGAATAGCATCTTGGTAAAGATTGCTCATTTCAATAAATGTGTTTCGGAATTGCTTATTGGATCTTGTGTGAAAGCAATATAAGGATTGAAATATACTAGCGAGATATTAGATAGTCTCGCATATGCAATAAATATCTAACTATAAAGTAAAAATACGTAAACTTAGAAATATTTTTATTTTATACAGCAAACACCTGATTGTGAACAAATAATGTCTGAAATTAGTTCGTGTACTTTATTGTTTATGGTTGGAATTGTATAGTCTTTTGATTCTCTTAGTCCTCCTACCGGCTTCATATACGCACCGTAAGTAGATGGTGTAGATACAAAGTCCCAACAGATCAACTCTAGATCATCTTCTACTTGTACTAGGCCTTCACCGATTGGTGTGGTAGTCCCCATAGCTCTAGAAGAGATGCCTACAGTGATATTATTCTTAAATAACTCTTTTAAAATATTACCTGACGGAGTAGGAAGAATTTCTATGTCGCCGTATAGGTCTTTGTCATTCCAATAAAGGTTAACTATATTATGGCTAACATTCTTAAGGTTGATAATAGAAGACTCAGGATGATCTAACTCACCTAAAGCTCTATTTTCAGTAATAGGACCTGCTACATACTTATCAACTTGCATCTTTAACACTTGATAAGGATATATTCTTTTATTAGCATTAGGTTTATCTGTAGCTTGTACTAAACCAGAAACAATCATATTACCATTAGCTAAACGTCTCGCCTCGTTTAGTGATTGAGAAAGCGGTTGAAAAGTATTATATTCTATTAAGAGTTGTTTAGTCATTATTTACGTACTATATCAATTTGCTGGCCTGGTTTTATATCTGAAACTCCTGCTACAATTTTGTCAATTTGTTGCCCCGTTGCTGTTTTAGGAACAACTAAAGCTTTTGTTTCTTTTAATTTCTTTAACGCCTCTTTAATTTTAACCATCTTCTCTTTATCATCTTTGAATTTTTCCATATACTCTTTGATCTTCTCAGTTACAGCACTTCCTCCAAATGGACTAGACACTTTCATGTCTTTTTGCTTTTCCAAACCATCAATATCAATAGAAGTAAAGAACATACCTGTGTTGTATTGAGCCATTACTTTACCCTGAGTTCCTTGAAAGCCAGTAATTTTAACTTTCTTTCCTGTATCTTTAGTAATAACTTGATCATTCATGCTAATAGTTACACCATCACTGTTTGTAGCTTGTACAATCTTTCCTGATGCATCTTTCTTAACATTGTATTTTGCATCTGCTGGCTCGTCTTTGAAATGCATAGTAGCCTCTTCTTGAGCCTTTTGTGTATAATGATCTATAGTATTTATCTGATAGTCTTTTAATTGACCATCTTTCAATTCAACTGTGAGTGTTCCTCCAATAATTTCTTTAATTGTACCAGAACCGTCTGGTGTATGTATTTCAGATCCTACATTGTATTTATAGTGGACATCTTCATTAATCTCGTCTTTTTTTTTAAGAGAGTTAATGAGTTCTTCGATAGCAGACTCTTTTAATGACTTTACTTTGACTTTTTTCATCTCGTTATTCTTGTCATTTAAGTTGCCTTTCTTAACATCTTCCATCTCTAGCTTTTCGTCTGCCTTCTTAACATCTTCATTGTTAGCAAACATCTCGTCATCAAAAGCATGAGGATTCTTTTCGAGCGCCTTAGCAGCCTTATTTAGTGCCTTAATATATGAATCGTTAGTAAGTTCTTCTTCTTTACTCAACAACTTGTTAACTCCTCTCTTCAAAAAGTACGGATTAACTACGTCAACTGCTGGATCTGTAGTTACATTTTGGTCTATTTCACAGATAATGCCTTTGTTCTTAAGGATCTTAACAGCATCTGCATAAGATGTAGTGTTAGTTACCCAAGGTAGGTTGTTATCACGACGTACTTCATACAAGAAGCGGTCACGGCCGATCTCTCCAGCCTTATGTTTACGGTATAATTGTGCAGTTGTCATCTTTGTCCTTATATTATTAATAAATATTAGCCTCTTCCTTGTCCACGATAATTTTTCTCTGATCTATCATGTTTATTATAGGTCTTTTGTGATCTACCCTTTTTACGTTTGCCAAAACTGATCTTTACCGAACCCCCGGAGTTCTTTGACTTTGCCACTATTTAAACTTTTTTACATTTTGATTAAGTGACGCGACCATTTCCTTGATTTTAGCAAGGGCTTTTTCTGTATGCATTTTATATTTTAGACCGTCTTCACCTTCAGATAGTTCTGATTTGAGGCGGCTTACATATTCAAATAGTCTATTAATCTCTTGAACCTTTTGTCTTACTTGACGTATTGCTTGATGAAATTGATCTGGTTTAGGACGCACTTTAGTTTCATTTCTAAACTTAGCGTATCCTTCATTTATCATATTCTCGCCTTCTTTTAAATTCTTTTCTTTAGCCATCATAGCCTGAATCTTTCTGATAGTTTCCTTATCATTGGGAGAGACCTTAATTTTACGAGTAAACTCTTTAGATTTTGGATCTTGTACTAATTCTGTTTCATCTTCATCTTCTATTTTCTGTACATCACTTGAGTGCATACTATATTCTTCAACATCAATTTCGCGATCGTCCTCTAGACTCTCGTCCCAATCTAAATAGTCTCCATCTTGATCATACATGAACCCAACAACTACAAATCCACCACGAATATCAACTATTTTTCCAATCTTGCCATAGAATTCGTTGCCGTATGTAACTTTAACTTTATCATCTACCTCTAAATTTTGTTTATTCTCTTTAACAAACTCAGAAAGTTTTTCAAATAGTTGTTTGTAGATGTAACCGCCTTTTGATGGACGATTAGGTATAGATGGAGCATCTTTCCAATTACTTGGTATATTTTTATCTTCTTTTTTTATTTTTTTCTTAACTATATTTTTAGTAGCTTTAGAAGCAAACTGTTCACCTGTACCAGGAGTAAAAGTAGCACCTGTACCGGTCGTACTTATTTCTTGGCGTAGCTTCTGAGTAGCAAATTGATTGTTAAATGCTTTCAAAGTTAAGTGTTTTTGAGCTCGTCAATTAAATCGAAGTATTGTAAGATACCAGTAATAACCTCATCTTTAATAGATTGGTTTTCTTTAATAGGACTTACAAATTTAAGTACTTCTTCTAGTTTAATTTTAACAACTTGATCTTTTGTAGACTCTTTTAGTTCAGTTAATTCAGTTTTAATCTGGCTTAACTGATCGTTAAGGTATATTTTCAGGTTCTTAGTATCAGAAATGTTAGTAATATACTCTTTCAAGACGCTTTTTTGTCTTTCAGACATGCTCTGATACTTGTTATTGAACTTTTCGACCATTAATTTGTAAGCAAGTAGTCTAATTTCCTTATCTTCTTTCATAAACTCCTGTATAAGCGACTTAGGAGCTTTAGAATCAGATAGACTCTTAGCGGTTAGATATTCAAGAAGGTTAATTTTGTTAATAATTAGCTGCTTTGTGTCCAATGATTTACTATTTTGGGACTCAAGTATAGTATAAATGGATGCAAAAGGCTTATAATTGTCTATTTTGGCCTTAAAAAAGTTTTCTAGATCATAATACTTTTTAATTTCTTTAATTAAATTGTATTTTAGCTTATTTAGCTTCTCATAATCTAGCTTTTTATACTGTTCAATGATAGTAGAAATTAATATATCTGCTTTAGATTCAGATAATTTTGTACTTGTTGAAAATGTATTGTAAAGGCTGTATTCTTTGCCTAATTCTGTGTTAGTAAAATACTTTTTTAGAATTTTTACTGCCTTTGAATCTTGATTATTCAATAGATCAGAAGTAGTTTGTCTAACTAATAGTTCAAATAAAATACCGGTATTACGATACTTACTGTGTTTTATAGCCATAGTTTTTTACGAATCCGCTTTTAATAAATATCTATATATCTAATCTAAACCATTTTTAATATTATCTTCACTTAAAAGATCTGGCTCTTCAAACAATTTAATTTTTCTAGAACCAAACTTTTTTGACATATTTTTTAACACACCTTGATACTTTAATAATTCTGTCATTGTACTTTCAAGAGCTAGAGGGTTGCCTCCTTTGTAGTTAACATTCATACTATTCTCTCCGGTTTCGGCATCTTTTGAATATGCGGCTTGACCTAAAGCGTCACGGCCAAAATTAGATTCATCTGTACCAATAATTGAAGTAACGGATTTAGGACGTCCTGGTTTATTCTCATCATATCCATAAGGTACATTCAATGAAGAATCTTCTTTCCTACCGTATAAACTAGCTATTTGGTGTGGAGTTCCATATGCTTGACCTGATTCTGCAGGATCATTTCCTTCTTCTTGTATTTGTGCGTATCTAAACCCTCTCTTTTTATCTTCAATCATCATGTCTTCTAGTTCAGCATACTGGTCTTCGGAGAAGTGGAAAATTTTATCATAGATAAAGTCTCTAGGAAGAAGGTTTCCATCCATGGCTTGTTTAGCAAGATCAATCTTCTCTTTAAATAATGCTATTCTTTCTTGATCGTATATGATTGAAGGATTAGTAAGAGACAGTGTAAAGTTAGCAGCTGATTCATTTGTATATCCATGAGCATACAAATGTACTAAAGCTATTTTAGTTAACTCACTAATAATGATTCTTTGTAGTCTCTCTATAGTTCTAGCAAAACGAATATCTTCAGCAGCAAGTGTTGCTTTACCTGTCAAGTCTTTTTCATAGCCCATAAAAGCTTTAGGTATTTTAAGAGCGGCAAATAACTTCTCACGGAAATATGCAACGTCTTCAATACCATTATAATCAAGACCTTTTGCTGTATCAATTTTTGTAGAAGTATCGTTACCCCTTACAGGTATAAAGAAATCTTCTAACAAATTTTGTTGATTATATTTTAGATTATAATTACCTGTATTAGGATCTATAAGAGGTGTTTTTTTCATTTTTTGAATCATCCTCTGCATGTAGTTATCTACTTCTCCTGGTGGAATTGCACCAACATTGACATAGAATATACGGCGTTCAGGAGCACGAACAATACGATGAATCAACATCGCGTCTTCAATTAGTGTATATTGTTTGAACAACTTACGAGCCGGCTCTAAGTAAGATCTACCATAAGGAAGATAGTTAACATCTCCAGTTAATCTAAAATGCGCCATTTCAAAATTGTCGAAGTAAATTCCTGAATCACTATTTTTAATAGAACTATATCCTGTAGAGGATGCTAAAGTAGCATTTGGATCATATCTAAATCTAACTTCTTGAGGATTTTTAATATTAAAACCTTCTTCACGAACAATATTGTAAGCAGAAAAAGGAATAACATTATATACACCATATTTATCTGCAATCTCTAGTTTGAGGTAAAAATCGCCGTATTTAGCCATATTGCGAATCCAAGACCAAAGATTAAATTCAATATTAAGTACAGAATAAAATAAATTGTAGAGGAGTTTCTGAATATTCTCATCAGAAGATCTAATTTGTAATACTTCACCTTGTTCATTTTTAAGTGTACATTCATCTGAAACAATGTCTAACGCCGAACAACAAATAGCATCAGTGTCCATTGCATCATAGTCTGCATAAATTTGTACTCTCGCTGATTGATAGTTTTGTGCTAGGTTTAAGTTAACGCCGTATGCTGTAGAGGTTGTATAAACCTTATTAAATCTATCAACTAAAGAGTTAGTTTGAATAACACCAGATCTTTGAATGGTGTCTGTGTCGATAACTTTCAACATGTCTCCACCTTCATTACGAATAATAACGTCAGTAGAAAATAGACGTCTTAAGGTAGAGAATAAATTGTTTTGTGTTTGTTGTTCTGCCATATTATTTTATTATAGTAGCCATGTTAAATCTTGTGTTTCACCTCCTTGAGGTGTATTTAAAGCCATAACCCAAGGGTTTTGATTATATTGATTATTAGCATTATAAGCCATACTTTTATCTTGTGTTTTAGTAAAACTATTTAACGCGGCGTATGTTAAATTTTCAACTGTTTTTCTAAATCTAAGAGATGTTTCTCTAAGATACATACTTATAGCAAAACTCATAACAAGATCATCATTATAACTTTGCATTGCTTGTGCTTTACCGTTCTTCCATATAAACACTCTTAACTCTTCTAATAGTCTAATTGACCTTATATTAGCTAGTTTATTTTCTAAAATATCACGCATTTTCTCTATAACTAATGGTCTAGTTTTTTCAGTCGTGCTAAATCCTGGAACTAAACCCGTTTGAGTATTAAACCTGTCCACATATTTGTTAAAATCCATGTTTTGATCTTGTTTATAACTATAGTGAACATTTGTGTAACCTCTTTCTAATATAGTTTGTATAACATCCCAACCTATATTTGCATTTTCGACAACTAATAGTGCATTATTATATTCTGCAGCTATACTTAACAATATGTTAGCATAATCTCTAGTATCTACTTGTGATTTATATTCTGCAACTTGTGTTATTGACTCAATATCAATAACATGAAAGCTAGAATAATCATTACCGTCTCCGCGTGCCACATCAGCAACAATTGTATAGTATTTAATAGCTTCAGGATATTCCCATATCCAGAGTGCTTTATCGAGACCCCGTCTTTCAATAGGTTCTGATATTTGTGTTTCTTCATACCACGTTAATATTTCTGGTTCTATAACTGTATTACCTGATGTCGCAAAGTCGCAATCACACTCTTGAGCGGCATTACGTTTACCTAATATCTTACTTTGTTCATCGCGCCAATCCTGCTCTCTTTCCGGATGTACATTCCAAGGAAGAGATATTGGTAAAAATCTGTTCTGCTGTTCTTGTGCAGCTAAATATGTTTTATGAAACCAGTTACCAACGCCGTTAGGAGTCGATAAAGCTATACAACCACCACCAGTTGCTAAGGTTTGTTGCGCAGCTGTAAATATGGTTTCAATATTTTCAATAAACGCAGCTTCGTCTATGACTAGCAATGACACAGCTTCAGAACGTCCCGCATCACCTGCTGCTGAGACGGCTTTGATTTGTGAACCATTAGCTAACCTAAGACTTAGCCTGTTATCTTCTGACGCTCCTATTTTAAGCCAGGTTGGTAAATTTTGGTAAGCAAATCTGACTTTTGTAACCATGTTCTTAGCTGTATCTTGCTTAGTAGCAATAACAAGAACGTTT